CGAAGTGGCTCGAGGTGGTGGTGACAGCAGCGCCGGAGATGGCGATGGTCTTGTTCGTCTCATCGACCGAGGTCACGGTACGAGCCGACGCCACGGTGGTGGGGGCTGCGACCGTTCCGATGTCGACCACCATGCCGCCGTCGAAGAACAGCTGGCGAAGGGCGGTCGAGCCGGTGGTGGAGGCGAGGACAACCGTGGTGCTGTTGGAGGTCGTGCCGCACTGTGCGATGACACCGTTCGAGGTGCCCCACAGCTGACGGTTGACGTCCTTCATGGCGTCCTTCTTGATGCCTTCCATTTCGGCGTCGAGCGCGTCGATGAAAGCGCCACGGTCCGAAACGGCCTGGCGGATGGTCGGGCCGGACAGCTGGATACGGCCGTAGACGTAACGAACCGGGACCGGAACCGTCGCGTACGACTGGTTGCCAGCCGTCGGGAGGGTGCCGTTCTCGGCGCGGGCGCCGACGCCGCTTGAGCGGCCGAGGTGGACAGCGTGGCGGGCGATTCGGCCCTGAACGGTGTCCTTGCGAGTCTCAACCTGCGAGAGGATGAAGTTCGCTTCGTTGAGGTTGTCGAGGAAATCCTTGTAGTCGTCCTTCAGGATTGCATCGACCGTTGACAATGATGCGGGCATTATTGCTCCTTGGTCGGAAAATCGGGTTTGGTGGACGCAACCTGCAGAATCGACCCATCCGGTGTCGGATTCAATTCGCTATCCGGCGAACTGTCAGCTGCTATGTGTTGTGTACCTATCCGGGTACACAGTGTGAGCATACACCACATGTTGTGGTGTTGCGCAACGATCAGATGCCGTTGGCTTCCAGTCGTGCGAGCGCACGTTCACGCGGCGACATTTCGCGTCCTGCTGTCGACACACCGGCGACACCGGTCGGTGTCGGAGCGCCCATTGACTGGGCGGCTTCGGCGCGACGCTGTGCAATGGCGGAGGCCCGCTGCAACAGTTCGTCTTCGACTTCGCGGATCGCGGCACCCAAGTCAAGGTCGGGGCGCTTAGTGGCGGCGACAATGGCTGCGGTAGCGATGGCCGAGTCCGGCTGATACCCGTGAGCCACGAGCGTCTGCTCGATCTGCTGTTCGTGGTATGCCTGTGCCTGCTGCTGCTGGAACTGTTCGATGCGCTGGTTGACCATCTGCTCAACCTGCTGGGGTGACAGACCCTGGCTGGCGCCGTCAAGCTGTGCCTGCTGGGTGATTGCGGCTTCCTGCTGCGGTGAGACGAAATCGTTGAACTTGTCTCCGGCGAGGGTCTTGGCGTTGTCGATCATCCACCGGGTAGCGGTTTCTGTGTCGCCGTTGGCGTATGCCTTGACGAAGTCTTGGATGGCTCGAGCGTCATCGGGGTGCAGGTTTTGGAAGGCGGATGCCACCGGCTTGTACCGTTCGCGCTCGGCGACACGCTCCTGAACTTCAGCCCGGTAGCGGGCTTCCCAGTCGACGTTGGTTTCGGCAGGTGCCTCACCGGCGGGTGCGGTGGTTTCCACACCCTGGGGGGCTACGTCACTCATTTGTTGCTCCTATCAGCCAGCCATCCCAGGCTGGGGTGCGGGGACCATCGAACCGGGCGGCTCGTTGGCTTGCGGGAGTTGTTCGGCTCCCGGCAACTGTTGCATCAACTGCATCTGCTGCTGCGCTTCCTGGGCGGCCATCATTTGGTGCGCCTGGATGTGCAGATCGATGGCTTCCCGAACGTCGGGTGTTGCCAACTCGTATGCAGGTGTCTTGCGTTCCTTGTTGTGTTGAGCGATGTGCTTGGCGTGGTCGTCGAAGTCTGCAGGCATGACCGGGGTGGCCTGCATAAGGAGGCCGTTCTCCCATTCCGCCTTGGCGATGTCAGCGTCCATCGTGTTGAGGTAGCCCTTGGGATCGGGAAGATCAAGCATGCGGGCGATAGCGACCGGGTCGGCATTGGCGAATGCTTGCGGGAATCGGTCAGCGAGGCTGGTGAGGATCGACTGGGTGGCGATCTTCGACCGAGGTGCGGTGGCATCCAACGGAACTTTGACGGCCGGATACTCATCGATGTCGTCGGCAGTCCATTGGAACTGAAGTGTCTGACCGTTCGGAGTGGTGAGTGTCTTGGTGCGCACCATGCCGGACTGTTCGGCGTATGCCCGATACAACTGGAGGGTCATGCGGCCGATCTTGGCCCACACGGTTGACTGGTTGCGGGCCATCGGTCCGAGCGGAGTGTCGTCCTTTTCGGCGAGCACCGACAGTGCAAGACCAGAGTTGCGGTCGCCGGGGGCTTGGCCTCGTGATACCGCGTGGGTGAAGAAGATGTCGTCCATCTCCATTTCGAGCTGGGCGGCTTCGTTGCTGATCCAACGCGGCACGTCCGGTGCGGTCTGCCAGTGCGGTTCGCCGATTTCGCTGTTGTATTCGAGGATGTCGGCGGGGTCGGTGGTGACGGTGTCGGAGTCTTCGATGGAGCCGACGGGCACCATGAGTCGTGCGTTGGCTGCTTTGCGCATGTGCTCGAGGATGGTGCTACGGGCACGGTTGTAGGCGTACTGGATGTCGCGGGCGGGCGACAGGAGTGTGTGGCCAACCCAGGTGCGCGGGATGCGACGCTGACGCGGTAGCACGATGTTGAGATGCGGGAATGGGAACGGCCATCCTGCGCCGTCCTGGTAGGCGTACACCTGCTTGCCGTTGACGACATGGACAACACAGCCAGGCGTGTTGTCGGTGGGACGCTCGTAGTAGCAGTAGACGAGGGTGAGACGCGGCGGTTGGCCTTGCGGGCGACGCGACAACAAGGTGCGGTGACGCGATGACAATGCGGCTTCGGCGTCAGGCTGCGGTTCCCAGTCGAGCTTGTATTTTTCTTTGACTTGCTCGGGTGGCATGGCGATGCAACGAATCCAGTAGCGCGACGCGTTTTCGTCTGCGGAGCCTGGCTCGAGCGTGAATTCGCTGATTGACAGCGGTGTGAGTCGTACGCCTCCGGCGGGGATCGGAATGGCGGTGACAGGGTCGATGGCGACCACTTCACCCATGTCGGGGTCCCAGTCAACCGAAATGCCAGAGACACCGCCGAACAGGGTTTGGAGTAGGGCTTCTTCCCGAATGTCGTCCCAACTCTGTTCATACGCTTCGGACAGGATCAACTGTTCCTGAAGACGCTGGCGGCGAAGGTTAGAGTCGTCGATGCCTGACGGTTCGACTTCCCAGACGAGTGGTGAGCGGGTGAGGCGGGCGACGAGGTTCATTACGCGAGGGCCGAACTTGTCGACGGTGATGCGGGTGAAGCGTTCCGCGTCGGTGGAGTAGTCGAGTTCTTGGACGATGTTGCGGGTGTAATCCCACCAAATCCATTGGAGGCCTGCGTAGTAGCTGGCGTTCATCCAATAGTCGCGTCGTTCTTTCAGCAGATAGTTATCGGCTTTGTTCCACAGTTCGATGACTTCTGCTGGCTTCGGTGGCTCCCACGGTTTCACGGTCCTACTGCCTCACTCGGATTCGCCCACGATCCGTGGGGCTTGTCGTCTCGTTCTTTCTTCTTTTGCTTCGAGACTCTTTCGACCGCGAGGACGGCTTCAGGGTTCTTGGCAATGACAAGGTTAGTCAGTCGACGGTTCTCGCGTAGGAGAACGACGCAGACTGCTACGAGTCCGACGATGGCGATGATCGACGCGATCATAGGTCGCCGACGAAGTCCGTGTTGATTTCTTCAGCGGGTGCGGGTTTGTGGTCCCGACGGGGACGGCTTTTACGCTGAAGGGGTGAAGCGTCCTCGGCGCTGGGATTCCGAGGGGCAGCATCCCCGTCGGGGACCACTGCGGAGCCTGCCGTCTCCGCCTTCCGAGATGCTACATCAGCGATTGCCCCTGCGATTTGCTCGAGCCGGAGTTCAGCAATTTCTGCACGTTCTGCCAGTTCGTTTGCAACTCGATGTGCTTGAGATAGTTCACCAAGTCGGACGAGTTCAAGTGAACGCGATGCGGCCATTGTCCGGCCCATTTCGATAGCGCAGTCAGCACAGATGTAAAGGCGGGTGATGGCTGAGGGATTTTCGGAGTCGGGGCTATTGACGCCATCAAGATCAATTTCGAGATCGAGGATTGGCTTTGCAATGCCTCGGCAAATCCAACAGCAGCCGGGGAGGTAGTTGTAGTTGTCGACGACTCGCATGTCACCAGCGCCGTTTCTTGGCAGTCTTGTCCAGGCGTTCCATGAATTTTTGGACTCTCCCTTCAGCCCCCTGCACGTTTTGTTTATGACGGCGGGTTATTTCAACGTATGGTCGGCACGATAGCAGGTAGCGGAGTGCGTCAGCTGCGTGGTCTTCGTCGTCGGTGTCGATGTCTTCGACGTTGGTGCGGTCGTGGCGCATGGCTGGGAGGGTGCGTAGTAGGTGCTCGCAGTTAGCGAAAATTTTGATTTTGGGCTGTCCGGTGACCTCACTTGGTTGGAGGTAGCGTCGGACGTTCTGCCAGCCGGAGATACGGGCGTTTTTGGCTCGGACGACTGGCACCCCCAGGTTGTTGTAGACGGAGGCGACGGTGGTGCCGAGGCCGGACACGTTGCTGAAGGTGGATGGGTCGATGGCGGAGGTGGTGACCGATTCGGGCCGGTCTTCGACTTTGGAGAGTTCTTTGATTCGTTGGGCTTGTTGGGCGGCGGTCAGCCCTTTGCAGTAGTCCTCGCGGTAGACGTAGCAGGTTCCGTCGCTGGGGTCCCATGCTCCCCATAGGCAGCAGTATGGGTTGGCGGTTCCGAAGTCGATTCCTCGATAGCGGGGCCATTCGGGTGGGATGGAGAATGGGGTGACGACATGCAGGTCACGGCGGAATTCGGTGAAGTATTGGCCGGTGAAGGTGTCCCAGTCGCCGAGCAGTTTCTGTTTGCGTTCCGTTTCGGGAAGCATGGACAGGTGTTTGCGGTAGGTGGGGTCGATGTGCGGGTTGTCGTCCACAGTGCTGGGGACGAACGCGACGACGAGATGGTCGTTCGGGTCGTGGGGGATGTCGATTTTGGCGAGTTCGGCGTTGTCATCAGGGAGTTCGATCCTGTGGACAATGTCGGGGTTCTCGAATCCTTCGCGTACGTCGTACACCACGGCGTATTGGCCGTTGGCGGTCGGTTGGACCAGCATCTTGTAGAGGAACGTATGGCCTTTGTCGCCGGGGTTGGTGGC